ATGTTGATATAACTGGTAATTTAAGATTAACTGCAGAAGGTATCACACTTAATACTCATACACATGGTTCTAATAATGTCGATCAAGCAAATACTGATGAACCTAATACTAATTAGTATAAATAAGATATATGGCAACGATAGCACGACAAGAAACGTATAAAGATTTAGATTTTACTTTTAAGCAAAATCCTAATACCAATGACGTTGGAATAAAAAAAGATAATGCTTCAATAAGTCAAAGTGTATTAAACATATTAAGAACTAATCATGGAGAGAGACCATTTAATTATAATTTTGGTGCAGACCTAAGGTCATATCTATTTGAGAATATGACAGATATAACAGCAGCAAATATGTCTACCTCTATTAATATTGCTTTAGCAAATTATGAACCAAGAATAGAAGTATTAAATACAAATATTCAAGCAAAAGCCGATGAAAACGATGTAAGAATAACAGTAACCGGGAGAGTTAGGTCTAGTAATGAGATAGTAGATATAGCTACCACAATAGAGAGATTACGATAATGGCAATAGAACGCAGAATTTCAGCAAGTGAATTAGATTTTGACCAAATAAAATCAAACCTAGTTGCTTATATGAAAGCAACAGATACGACCTTTAATGATTATAACTATGATGGTTCTGCAATGAATACTATCATTGACGTATTAAGTTATGTAACGCACATCAATTCAATGAATGCAAACTTTGCTCTTAATGAAACATTCCTTGACACAGCTCAATTAAGAACTTCTGTGGTATCTCATGCTAAGCTATTAGGATATACACCAAGGTCTATTGCACCTTCGGTTGCTTATGTAAATGTTAAAATGAATTATGATACTACAGCCACTCCTTTATGGAATCATGATGCAGATAATAATCCACTACCATTAACTATGTCAAGAGGTACTAAATTTTCTACAAGTATTGATGGTGTTACATATCCTATGTTTGCTTCATCCACATCTACAATTAATTTTGATACAACCAATGGTTGGTTATTCTCAAATATTGCAATTGAACAAGGAACATTATCAAGTATTAATTACACATATCAAAATAATACATTTGAATCATATTTAATTCCTGATATTAATGTAAATACAAAATCCATTAAAGTCACTGTGACAGACTCAGCAAATACAACTGCATTTAAAGTTTTTACTTTAAATAGTAATGTAGTAAACCTAGATGGTACAAGTGAAGTATTCTTTTTAGAAGAAGGAAGAGACGGATATTATGAAGTTAAGTTTGGTGATAACATTATTGGTAAGAGACCACTTAATGGTTGTACAATTACAATTGAATATGCTACAATAGCTGCCGGTATCGATGTGAATGGTGCTACTGTATTTACTATGACCGATTCACTTAATGGTAACACAGATGAGACAGTCACATTAGTAACTAAAGCTACAGGTGGTGCACCAAGAGAAACTAAAGAAGCAATTAAATTTAATGCTCCACTCTCACATGTATCTCAAAATAGAGCTGTTACACCTGATGATTATAAGACAATTATTAAAAACGAATTTGCCGATGTTGAGGCTGTTACTGTATGGGGTGGAGAAGACCATGACGTACCAGACTATGGTAAGGTTTATATAAGTATTAAACCATTATCTGCTGAAGTATTAACTGATGCACAAAAAACAACAATAAAAACAAATATTCTTAAACCAAAAAACGTTGTAAGTATCACTCCGGTTCTTGTCGACCCAGAATACACTTATATAGACCTTGAAGTTTACTTTAAATATAATCCTAACCTTGCTACAGTAACAGCGTCTGGTCTTGCAACTTCAATAAGGAATACACTCGTGGCATATAATAATGATACCCTTAAGAGTTTTAATGGAGTATATAGAGATTCAAATGTTGGTAAAAAGATTGATGATACTAATATTGCTATTATATCTAATATCACTCGTGTAAAAATGACCAAAAAAATTACACCTGTTCTTGGTACAGCAACTAAATATACTCTTAAATTTAATCAAGCATTGACTGATATTGATGCTACTACAGGTACTACTGGTGCTTATTTGACTTCAACCGTATTTACATTTGGTGGTATTGATTGTAAACTTAAAGATTATTATGATTCATCAAGTGATACACGAATTATTCAAATAGTTAATACAGATGGTTTAGTACAAAGTGCAAATGTTGGTGATGTGAATGAAGAGTCTGGAATAGTTACTCTTAACTCATTTCAACCAACTGCATTACCTACAGGCTCAACTACAATTGACGTGACTGTTAAGCCAGCATCATCTGATGTGTCACCTACAAGAAATGAATTATTAACAATTAATACCTCAACCGCAACGATAACAGGAGAGATAGATACTATGGCTACTGGTGGTACAACTGCTGGTATTGACTATACAACGGTGGCTAACTAATGGCTGGCCTAGGTAAATATAATATATCATCATACATAGATGACTTAATACCTGAACATGTCCAATCGACATATCCTGACTTAGTTTCATTTCTTAAGGTATATGCTCTTTATTTAGAACGTTCAAATAAATCAGGATTTTATCTTAATGCATTAGATATCCAAAGAGATATTGATTTTGTAGAAGATAGTCTCCTTTCAGAACTTCAAAATGAGATTGGTACTGCTGTACCACGTGACTTTGCTACAGACCCAAGGATGTTTTATAAGAGGCTTATTGAATTTTATAGAAGTAGGGGTACACCAGAATCTATTACAGCATTTTTTAGAATGATATATGATGATGAGGTTGAAACATATTTTCCATTTGTAGATTTATTAGAACCATCAGATGGAAACTGGACAGACCAAGCAACTGATATTCAAAGTAATCAATCCTCATATACACCAACAAATGTAATCACAATTAGTGGCACACCAACAGTAGTTAGTGGAAATAATGATAGTGGTAATGGAATATACCTTGATGATGATGTGGTATTTGTCAATAATGTATATCAAACACCAGTCACAGATTATGCTGAGGCTGTATATTCAGAATCAAATACAACTAAATATAAGTTAACATTTACAAGCGCATTATCAAACGGTGATGTGGTTAAAACATATCCAAAGGGTTTGTTTACTAACAATGATGGATTCTTATCAGATAAAAAATACATACAAGACTCATATTATTATCAGCAATTTTCATATGTTCTTAGGACTGGTAAAAATATAGCAGATTGGAAAAATGCATTTACAAGATTAGTTCACCCAGCAGGATTTAAGTTCTTTGGTGAGATTGCAATACTAGTTAAGTTATTAACTTCAGGTATACCAACACAATTATATGGTTGGTTACCAACAGCTGGTAAAATTAATCTTAATATAGGTGCATTCCAAGTTGGACCAGTAAATTTCAATTCAAATTTATATGAAATAAGTTGGACACACACACCATTAACTACAAATGAAACTTATAATATTGGTTCAGGTGGTGGTAGAATAGGCATGTGGAATCATTGGGACAATATGAAGTTTAGATATTTAGGTCCAAACAGTGATTTTGCTCGATATACAGTGCAAGATAGTATAAATAACAATATAGGTTTACAATTCGGAATGGGTGGAGCAAGTTCACTCGTGATTTCATAAATAAAACAAAGGAAAAGACATGGCAGCAATAATAACTAGCAAATTTAGATTAGATACAACTAATAAGTTCTTAGCTAGTCTTGCGGACAATCAATTCTACATGGCTTTGGGACGGCCTAATGCATGGACTGATGATACGGTTCCAGACACCCCATATGAAAATGACTACGCATCAAATACTCTGTGGGAAAATATGTTTGCCATGAAGAAGATTGCTAGTACAGATATTATTCATTGTTCACCAAGAAATCTTTGGGTTTCTGGTACAACTTATGTAGAATATGATGACCAAGACACCAACATAGAAAGCAAAAAATACTTTGTTATCTCAGATAACAATAATGTATATATGTGTTTAAAGGCTGGTTCAGGAACAAGTACAACAAACCCAGACACTACTGGTGTTCAAACATCAGGTGTTATTAATCACTCAGGCTCAGATGGATATATATGGAAATATATGTTTACAGTCCCAACATCTGATGTAACTAAGTTTTTAACAGCATCATTCATACCAACAAGACATATTAAAGCTTCACCTCCGGGAGGTTCTGACACAGCATTAGTTAATCAATATAGTGTACAGACTAACGCAGTTGATGGTGCAATATATAATATGAAGATTACAACAGCAGGAACTGGATATACTTCAGCTCCAACATTGACTATTGTCGGTGATGGTGCAAGTGCTGCAGCTACAGCTACAGTATCTGGTGGAGCTATTACAGATATCACAATGACTAATGTTGGCACAGGATATACCCACGCTACTGTTACAGTAACAGGTGGCGGTGGTTCAAGTGGTGCGGTAAGACCAGTGATTGGTCCTCCAGGTGGATTTGGTGCAGACCCAACTAATGATTTACGTTCACATTATGTAACAATTAATACTACATTTACAGGTGATGAATCGGGTACAATTCCTGATTCAAATGACTTTAGACAATTGGCTCTTATTAAAAATCCAATTGAACAAGCTAATGAGACAGCAACTCTTTCAGCTTCTGGCTCAATGGTAGTTGGTAACTTTTATAAGATTTTAACAATGGGTACATCTACCGATGCGCATTGGGAAACTGCAGGTTCAACAAGTGGTGACCCAGTGGTTGGAGAAGTATTTAAAGCCATTGCTACTACATCAAGTGGTTCGGGTACTATTGCTCAAGTTGCAGAAGCAAGTGCATATAATACATGTAAGAGCTTAACTGTAGCAACAGGAGTATCATTCCCAGCTGACCAAATAGTTGAAGGTACTGTAACAGGTGCTAAGGGCATGGTTGTAGAATATGATTCAGTAAATGGTATTATATATTATATACAAAACGAAACTACTGGTTTTGGTACATTCACTGCTTCAGATAATATCCGTGAGGATGGAACATCAATTGCAGGACAAGATTGTACGGCAGTAGGAGTTCCTTTAATTAATCATCATTCAGGTGAGGTAATGTTTATTGAGAATAGGACGGCAACCACGAGGGCTGATGGGCAAGTAGAAACAGTAAGATTAGTAATCGCATTTTAATAGGGAAGAAAAATGGCAATAGCATTTAACGTAGAACCATACTGGGACGATTTTGAAAGCGTAGCTTCAGGTAATACGCTTAGTCCTAAAGAACAATATCAAAGGATATTATTTAGACCCGGTAAGGC